AAAATTAAACACTGCGGGAACTATTAAGACTTTCGGATGGCAGTATAACAACGCCTATTGGAAGTATTACCGCGTTAAAGTAGTTGGATATAATACAGGAGTAACAACTTTTACAGGTGGCCTGATATTGAAGGGTAAATAAACCGTATATGGTACACGGGCAGGATTCGTTTTCCTGCTACGGTTCAAATAAATTATTATCTTTGTAATAAAAAACACAATGAGCGATAAAAGAAAACTTTCAGACAAGGAGATTGAAAAGCTCAGGAAGCTGAAACAAAAACAGATCGACAATAACGAAATAGTTAAAAAGTAAAGTTATGGAACATTACGGGAAAACAGAATTTGCAACAAAGAAAGAGCTATTTACTTTTTTGGTTGAAAATAAAAAAGAGTTGATCGCTCAAAAGAAAGCAGAGAAAAAAGAAATTGACTGTTCCGTAATGGTTCACCCTACTTTAGTTTGGGATAAATCAAAGGCCGCAAATAAAGCAGACGGGGAGATATTAGACCCGATTAATTTAGATCAATTAAAGGTAGTTGTAGTAATCAATACGACCAACTTTCTTGACGGTTGCGGAGATGTTCACATTCCCGGACTTTGGAATAAATCACTAATGGAAAACAAAATGATCATGCACCTACAAGAGCATGAAATGGAGTTTGAAAAGATTATTAGTTCAGGCAATGATTTGAAGGCATACACAAAGCGGTTTAATTGGTCTGAATTGGGCTATGATTATGCCGGAACAACTGAGGCGTTAATGTTTGATTCAACTATTCTACGCAAACGAAATGAGTTTATGCTTAATCAATATGCAAATGGTTGGGTTACTAATCATTCAGTCGGTATGCGATACATTAAAACCGACATGGCTATTAATGATGAAACATACCCAAATGAATACGAAGCATGGAAAAAGTATTTCCCTATGATAGCCAATTCAGATGCGGCTATCGAAAAGGGTTATTTTTGGTATGTGACAGAGGCAAAATGTATTGAGGGTTCGGCTGTTCCAATCGGGGCAAATACCGCAACTCCTACGCTTGACAATGGAATGAAAAATGAGCCGTCTAACGACACTCAGAAACAAATAGAGCCGCCAAATAATGACACTCAAAAAAGTATCAATTTTAAATCATTAACAAACAATTTTAAAATTTTAGTAAAATGACACAGGAAGAAGAATTGCTTCAAAAAGTAAACAAAGAGGCCACTGATGCTGTCAATAAGTTTACCAGCGAGTACAAAGAAATCGCAACGAAAGCGGCAGAAGGCAAGATGACCAAAAAAGAAGTTGACGACCAATTGGCTGCACTTGAACTGAAATCAAAAGAGTTTACCGAACTTCAATTCAAATCTCTTAACGAAGAGATGGGAAAAGTGAAAGAAGAACTTATTGCCGCACGTCTCGACCTTAAGGCCATGAAAGAACCGGCAAACAAAGGCGTTAAAGCTGAAAAATCAGGCTTTGGTACATTGCTTCGTAAATCACTTGAAAAAGACGGCCTTATTGAAGAGATCGTAACTGATCCTATTTCACAGCGCAAAGCGGTAACCATCAAAAATTGGGATCGCAACGACCTTAAGATTACCACAAAGGCGGCTATCGACATGACCAGTGCGCTTGCATTAGCTCCGGGATCAACCCCAGGCGTTTCGGTTGGTTATTTGACTGACTACAAAATGCAAGACGTTCAGATTAATCTGAACAAAGACGCGCATGTTGTAACTTTCCTACCTACCGACCCTATCACGGGCGAATACATGGGTGTACTTGTCGAGCATACTTATTTTGATGGTGCAGCAGCAACCGCGCAAGGTGACGCGCCTGTTAAGTCAAGCATCAAATTCAAAACAGTTGAATACAAAGTTTTGGATTATGCAGCAATCGTAAGGATTCATAAAAACATGCTCAAAGATGTTCCGCGTCTTGAAAGCAAATTGAATCGCATCATACCTGATTCTATTTTAGGTGCTTTGGATTCGGCTGTATTTTCAACGACCGGCGACAACTCAGCAACTGCTTGGGGCATGTATTTTGCAGGCAACTACGTAGCTTATTCAGGAACCGGATTAGGAACCGTAAATAGTCCTAACCTTATCAATTTGATTGGTAAAATGGTATTGCAGGCCGAACTTGCAAATCAGGACGTAAACACAGTTATCCTTCACCCTTCTTTATTGAATGGCATTCGTCAGGAAAAAGACGAAATTGGAAACTCTGTAACAGACCGTAACATTGTTTTCAATAATAATGGTCAAGTAGTTGCTATCTGGGGTTTAAATGTTAAGCTGAACAAGAAGCAAACAGTTGGCAGGGTTACTGTAATGTGGGATCAGGCCGCTGAAATCGGCATTCTTGAAGATGTTGCTTTTGAAATCGGAACAGATGCAGATGACTTTTCAAAAGGTTTCAGAACAATCAGATTCACCATGCGCGCCGCTTTTGGAGTTGGCAAACCTGGGGCTATCTTTGTTTCGGTTGCACCTGACACGGATATCGCTGCATTAAAACCAGTATAATCATGGAATCCGTTTCCAAAAAATCAGGAAAGGTATTCACCGGTAAGTTGGCTACAATTATGACACGCATAGGAGTAGCCAACTCCATCGAGCCGCCTGTTAAAAAAGCAAAGATCGAAATTCCAAAAATAGAGGTTCTAAAAGAAGAAAAGTAAGTTATGGCATTTATTGACAATACGTATTTTGTAGGTGAAATAAATATTCCGGACATAGCGGGCCTTAACTCAAATGCAACGGCACTTACTCAGGCTATCGATCAGTACGAAAAAGAAATATTAATTAGCCTTTTAGGTTATAAGTTGTATTCGCTGTTAATGGCCGATTTAGACGAAGACGGAAAACCACAGACTGAGCCGTACTTAAGTTTAGTTAATGGTGCGGAGTTTGATCATGTGTGTGATGGCGAAACTGTTTTATTAAAATGGAATGGGTTAGTCAATACAGATCGGCAGTCTTTAATAGCTTATTACGCCTATTATAAGTATGTAGAGCGGCAGACAACCCACCTATCCGGCGTAGGTACAATTTTGCCCGGGTCAGAAAAAGGAGGCCGCGTTTCTCCTGTCAATAAAATGATCAATGCATGGGAACGAATGAGGGAGTTATACGGCAAATTACCGCCCCAAACAAAGCGGTATTATGAGAATTACATTTCATGTGTTGCAATGTATTATCCTCACGATTTCAATCCTTCTGCGTACAATTATCTGCTTTCAAATAAAGAATCTTTCCCTGATTGGCGATTTACTCCCATCTGTGGAATTAATATCTTTGGAATATGAGCGTAAGTTTTAAATATTTCCCTGATGTTTTCGCCGATCTTATCGAAAGAACAAAGGCACAAATACCCGATTTGAATATAAAGTTTGAATATGGGACGTATTTAGAATTAACTATGATGCGCCAAAAAAAGGACAACAATCAAATTGAAAAATATCCTTTGATTTGGCTTGTATGGGATAAAGACAACAATCAACAAAGTTGGATTGAGCCTTGCATGTATAAGATTTCGCCACGGTTTTTTATTTGTTCGCTGACGAATCAGGACTACACAACAAGCCAGAGGTATGACAATGTTTTTAAACCCGTTCTTTATCCTATTTTCGACGCTTTAATGGAAGAGATGAACTATTACGCGAATATAATTCTTGAGAACAATTTCACGTACACGGTTACTGATCATCCCTATTTAGTCGAAGATGTACAATTTGATATACTTTCTGCAATTGAGGTAAAACTCGAAAATATTACATTAATACAAATTTAAAATATGAGCACATTAAAATTTTCAGGAAACGGGAAAGATAAATCCTTTCTTCCTGACGTAAAGGGGTTTATTGTAATGCTGAAAGGCACTACCATTACCCAGCAACTCGCCAAAACCTTGGCGGGATGGCAGACCCTAATCGCACCGGCAACTACTGACGTTATTAAGGCAACCTTTGTAAGTTTAGAGCGCGGATTTGAAACGAAAACAACCGCACCGGAGTTCACAACTGCCAACACCGGATTAAAGGAAAAGACAAAAGATTTTCCTCCTGAGTTCACCGGGCACGCGTTAATGTCGTGGGATGATTACCGCACCTGGTTTGCGGCGGATGGTAAGGCCTATTCCTTCATTCCAATGCTGGACAATGGCAACCTGATTACTCCGTTTGATTCAGCGGGCAATGTCATCGGTTTTGATGGGCGT